GATCTAGGATGGGCTAGGTCTGCTCACTCAGGGTCAGTTCAGAGGCCTCAGTAGTATTCTTCTGGCCTCATACTCAAAAAGAATTCAAACAGAGTATTGACACCTGTTGAATCTTCCATGTAACTTCTCGATCGAGGAGGACGCATGGAACTTAATCACTTCCCGATCAAGATTTCGGTCAACCGCGAGGCGCGGGTGGCCTGTGTCACACAGATTGTCCCGAACGGGGAACCGCAAAAGCTTTTCATCCACGCCGATCAGGCTCTGGAGATCGCCGACTTCCTGCTGAAGGAGTTCAAGCGCCGGGGCAAAGGCGTTCCGGAGGGGACGGATGCAGACTTCGAGCGGTTCTGGTCTGCCTACCCGGTCAAGACATCGAAGGCTGGTGCGCTGTCATCGTGGAAGCGCAGCCATGCCAACAAGCACGTCGACAAGATACTCGCCCACGTCGAAGCGATGAAGTCTTCAGACCAGTGGAAGCGCGGGTTCATCCCGCATGCGACCACGTACCTGAACCAGCGCCGATACGAGGACGAACAGAAGCAGGTTGAGAATCCTTGGGACAACGCAGTGTGAGGCACACATGAAACTCTATGACGTACCGCGAAACAGCCGGATCTCTTTGGTCACAGGCAAGGAACTAAACTTCAAGCGCATCGATGGCATGTATTCGTACTGCACCGACGATGAGGGCAACGTCTGGCACATTCCCGCAACGACTGAGGTGTTGTTGCTGCCAAAACAGGAGCAACCGCGATGAACGAATTACAGATAGGCGACATCGTGCAGATCAATCCGTCGATGGACGGTTTCGGCGGGTGTCTTGCCGTGGTGAATGATATCAAAAGCGATGACCGAGTCATGGCCTATGTGCAAAACGCAGGGCAACAGGGCCAAGCGTATATCTACTTGAACAAGGACAAGTGCGAGCCGACAGGTGGTCGTGCTGTATGGGTGGTGCCATGACCCGCGACGACATTATCCGACTGGCGCAAGAGGCTGGATTGACGTTGTCATCTTTCTGTAGATGGAGCGCATATTCTGACGACCTTGAACGCTTCGCCGCCCTCGTTGCCGCAGCAGAGCGGGAGGCGTGTGCGAAAGCCTGCGAGTGGGAAGCCGCTAAATTAGAGCAATGGCCCCAACGCGATGTGCTTACAGTTAGAGCCTGCGCCGCTGCGATTCGGGCGAGGGGGAGTGAATGAAACTCCCGCAGAACGCAGATCGAATCCTGAGTGTGCGCATGAAGGGATTGATCTACAACGACACGCTGATCGTTTCGTTCTACGACAAGCCGCGCATCTCGTACGACCCTGTTGTGTACGCGAGGCCGGAAGAGACATACGACTGGCGATTCGCTGCTCGCATGACAACGTGCATCGTTTGCCCCATCGGCATGTCGAGTTTCCAGCGCCATGCAATCGACCTTCTCAGGCATGTTGCGAGGCCGCTGCTTTACTATCACCCGGACGCTGAGCAAGGCGGGTCGCTGTACTACTTCCCGACAGCGGATTCGATCGATGCATGGGTGCAGGGGAAGATAACCAAGACTCAATGGAAGTGGGCCTTGGACAACGAGTACTGGATGGATTTCCAAAACAATCAATTCCAACAATTCTTATCGGAAGTCGCTTGTGAAACTGATCCCAGATACCATTAACTTCAAAGAATACCTTGACTACGCTGAAGGCAGCGAGAAGGTAGTTCCTGCTTCAACATTCCTCGATGCCGTCATCGACCGCATTCACGGCGAGAACGCGAACAACTCGCCTGTCACGCCGTGGCCTCGCATCGGAGACAACTTCCAGATGCGACCCGGTGAGGTCACTCTGTGGGCCGGCATCAACGGGCACGGCAAGACCTTGGTGACCAGTCAGGTCGCGCTGCATCTTATGGTGCAGAACAAGAAGGTCTGCATCGCGTCATTCGAGATGAAGGCTGAGGCCACGATGGCTCGCATGGTCAAGCAGTCTGCCGCGAGTGGGCTGCCTCAGCACGAATACATCAAGCGGTTTCATCTGTGGACTGACAACCTGCTGTGGATCTACGACCAGCAGGGCATCGTCGATCCGGACACTCTGCGCGGAGTCATGCTGTATGCGCGGAACAAGCTTGGCATCGAACACTTCTTCATCGACTCAATGATGAAGGTCGTGCGCGGCGACGATGACTACAACGGGCAAAAGGATTTCGTGAACAGCGTGTGCGCGATCGCTCAGGACACCGGCATGCATGTGCATCTGATCGCCCACGTACGCAAGCGCGAGGACGAGTTCAGCATGCCGAACAAGTTCGACGTGAAGGGCAGCGGCTCGATCACTGACTTGGTCGACAACGTCTGCATCGTGTGGCGCAACCGCTCTAAGGAGCGAAAGCTGATGGACAAACAACTGTCGGCTGTTGAGATGGAGGACACGAAGAAGTTGCCTGATTGCGTACTGCAGTGGGGCAAGCAGCGTCACTTCGAGTGGGAGGGGAAGGCTGCGCTGTGGCTGACTCAGGGGGCGCAGAGTTTCTCTGACCAGCAGGGCGCATCGCCTTATCGGTGGGAGCCGCCTGCTCGTGTCAAACCAATGTCGTCACTGATCGTTGAGGATCTTGGCGATGAAGTATTCGACTGAGCAGGTCGCGGCGCTGAAGGCCGCAAGACAGAACAACCCGGACATCGCTGAGTTTACCGACGCAGTCAGGCATGTATTCCCGTCGGCAAAACTTGCACGACTTGAGTCGGCTGAGATTACAGTCGGCGAGGTGTGGCCTGAAGGCGTATCGGGCGCGGAGTATCGCGCCGGGTTCTACATTGAAGAGCCGAAGGTTAAGAAGGGCAAAAAGCTAACAGCAAAACAGTTGGTGAGACAGTCGACAAGATACAAGTGAGGAGGATGTATGGACGAAACTCAGATTGTGTTTCATGGGGAGATCATGCTGCTTGGCTGGGCAGACAGCAGCACACGGGGCAGGACGGTGACGTTCCTGCTGGCTGAGGATTCAGACTCGCACCCGTTCAAGGACTTCACGATCAAGGCCGGCAAGCGATCGGGCCAGCGCTTCATGTGCGCACTGGCGGAGATCGGAGATGACGAGCAGCCGGTCAGGCAGGAACAGCGCAACTCACAGTTGGCCTATCTGTGGTGCAACGATCCCGACTTCCTGTTCTGGGCGAAGGCCAATGACGCAGGCGAGGCTCGTGAGCGAATGCTCAAGGCCTGTAGAGTGAACAGCCGCGGACAGTTGGATACAGGCGATGCGGCTGTTGCCTTCGAGCAGAAGATTAAGAAGCCGTACATCAAGTGGCGCAGCGAGAAGAACGCCGTCTCGCTATGACCTACCGGAATCGAAGGCTGCTCGATGTAGCGCGTCACGCTACAGAGTGCATGATGTGCGACAGACACAACTGCGGAACAGTTGTCGCGGCACACAGCAACCAGCAACGTGATGGCAAGGGCATCGGGCACAAGGCTGCCGACTATCGTGTCGCCTTCCTGTGCTACGACTGCCACATGGAAATCGACCAGCGCAATCGCATGACGAGGACTGAAAAGCTTGAGCAGTGGGAGGCCGCGCATCGGAAGACGATCGGCTGGCTGTTCGATAACGGTTATCTGGATGTGAGGCGTGAGTAGAAAGCGATGCCCGATATGCGGGATGGAGAACACCGGAGGGATACCCCACTCCTACCATAATCTGCAGAAGCGCAGAGGCATAGACATCGACAACGTTTTCGTCGACCACTACTCGTCAGTCAGGGTGGCAATGAATGTCGCCAACGCAATGATCGATGGGTTAGCAGAATACGAGAGGAGGAAGAAAGATGGGAAAGAGGCAACGCCAACGAGGCGCAGAGACAGAGCGCGAAGTCGCAAACTTTCTAAGCGAACAACTTGGGATGGAGATCAAACGCAAACTGGGGCAGGCGAGGGATTCGGGGGAAGATATAAGCGTCTATCCCTACCGCATCGAGGTGAAGCGAAGAAAGAAACTGGCGGTGACTGAGTTCATCGAGCAGTGCGAGACCGGTGTGCAGCCGGGTGAGATTCCGATTGTGATCATGCGTGTCGATGGAGACACTCGACCGCTGGTCATGCTGAGACTTGAGCATTTCATTGAAACCATGAAAGACAAAATACAACGAGGTGTTCCATGATTACTCTTTACGGATTCGACAACGCGATAGTTGGCACGGCATCTGCGTGTTGCGCAGACGGCCATGTGCATCGAGCAATCTATGACGGAAGCAAGATCGTTGAGATACTGATGGACAGCAGCAGGATGTCTCGCGAGGAAGCGGAGGAGTACATCAGTTACAACATCATCGGACTTTGCATTGGCGATGACGCGCCTCTCGTGATGTGGCCAAAGCCTGACGACACCTTGGTCATAGAGTTCATCGAGGAACTATCCAATGCCAAGTAACGAGCGCATCGGCACCGCGCTGAATTCCAAAAACCTGAAGAGCGACGAGACGCACTTCGATGCCGATCTCGTTGCCGCACTGGCGCATGCCTCGAAACTTGGGGCCACCCTGCAGATGCTGATCAGTGGCGGGTTCGCTGAAGAACTGCGGCCAGCATCGGACGAACTGGCTAGGGTGCTAAAGAAGGCATGCCGGCGCAGGAACTGGGGCATCGGCTGGCAGGCCGCCCAGAGGGCGTCGAGGCAGGGGCTGATCGAATGGATGATGAAGGCCTGCCGTGGGTGCAACGGCACCGGCAAGACCTTGCTGAACTACGGGCTAGACTCAGCAGACCAGAAGGAGCAGGACTGTCCGCTGTGTGAGGGGCTGGGGGAGTTTGTCCCTGAGTGGCACTGGCGTAGCCAGCAGATGGGACTTGGGCCTGATGAGTCTCAGGCTTGGTGGACTAAGCGGGTGGACTTAGCCAAGGAGATTGCCGGTGATGCTTTCCACACCGCCCGTAGGCAGGTGAACCGGCAACTGGAGTGACCGCTAGATGGTCGATGCATCAGGTCGACCCAAGAAACTTGCAAGTGCCCTAGTCAAGGGCTTAGAATCTGTGGTAGGTGCATTCCAACTATAACTATATTGCGCACCGACAGCGGGGAAGCCTTGTCCTTAAAAAAAGGGGGGCCGAAGCCCCCCGCAAGTCAGGCTACCCGCCGGGTGTCCCCGGCCTTCAACTGCTCGATCACCTTCCGCAGCGCGATCGAGTGCAAGTCGCCAGCGTGGCGTACCGCCGCGCCAAACTCGTACGCATCTGACAGCATCTCATCAGACGTGCCAATGCCGAAGGCGATCACCTCGACATCGAACATCGACTTGCTGCACCGGGTCAGCATCCGCACCTTCGCGGCCTCGCCGAAGCCGTCGGTGATCACGATCACCAGACGCCGGCCCGACTTACGCTGCGACAGTTGTTGAACAACTGAGCGCAGGCAGGTGTAGTCCGGAGTGCCGCCGCTCGCGATGACCCCCATCTTCACGAAGTGATGAGGGACGTTGGCAGTGCGATCCTCGAAGCGCTTGGCAACCACGAGGACGCCAGCGCGACTGGAGTCTCTGTCGCTGACGCCAAGGTTGCCAAACATGTCGCGGCCACCGCCGTACTGGACGAAGTCGTGAGTGCTTGGGCTACGGAAGCCGACGACCTCGCACTCAGCGCCTGCGGTCTCAGCGGCCTGAGCGATCGTCCACGCAAGGTGCGCGGCGCTCTTCGCATTCCAGCCGTTCATCGAGCCAGACAGGTCAACCAGCACCGACACCGAAGTGTTGATGCCTTCGCTGACCCATCGGCGCTTGAACACCGACTCACTGCCGCTCAGCATGCGCGGCGCACGGCGGCCATCGAACCGGCCACTGATCGACCCGCTGTCCCAGCCGCAACGCTCAGGAGCCTTGAGGATCTGGTACAGACGAGACTTCAGGGCAGGCAGAACTGCCTTCGACAGCGTCCGGGCTGACCGGCGCAGACCGGCTGCATCCTTCTGCATCGACTGCCAGCGGCGCATCTCAGTGCGACCCGGCGGCGGAGCAGCCCAAAGCGACACCGGCACCAGCGTACGTTCGCGAATGCGCTTGAACACGTCGCCGATGTCAGGCTCAGGCGACTTGCACAACTGTTCGTCGTACTGTTCCTGCCTGTCCTCGTACGGCTCGTCGCCGCCGGACTTGCTGGCAGAAGACTCGCCGTCATCCTCGCTCTCGTCCTCGTCGCCGAATGACGGCATCGGGACGTCGGCCACTTCGCCGGCCTCAGTGGTTTCGGCCATGTCGGCCTCAGCCTGAGCGAGTTCGCTGCCTTCGCCGTCATCGAACGAATCGTCATCGTCGAATGACTCGTCGCCGTCGGATGAGTCATCGTCGGAATCGTCTTCGCTCTGCGGCTGTTGCTGCTGTTGCTGTTGTGGCTGACGGGGGTTGTCAGCACTCTGGTCGACAGGCTCGATGGCCTTCCAGCCTTCGAGGAACTGCATCGCCAGACCCAGCGCCTGCCCGGTGCCGTCACGATCCAGCGACAGGCTGGGCATCGCGTCGGCCACGGCCTTGTACAGGCTGCGCTTCGGCTCAGGGATTCGATCGAGCAGAGTCTTCGCGAATCCGTTGCCGTCGCCCAGTGCAGCACGGCAGATCAACGCGAGCGCGAATGGTGCATTGTTGATCGACGTCGGGTTGAACTTGTCATCGAGCCTCGACGTGTAGTGCGACATGAGGCGCTTGAATCCAGACCGCGCACCGTTGGCGCGAGCGGATGCAATCACCGCATGCTCGATGCGACCGTCCTCGATTCCGTTCCACAGATTCCGCAGCAG